TTAGAACGAGTCAAAATCAGACTGAGAGGCCACTTCCTCGTATTTACAGTCATCATTCTGACTTTCACTGAACATATCTGTGACCAAACCGACGGTGAGCAGGTCGAGATCTCTTATGGAGATCCCAAGCTGCACACATCGGAGCATAAAGAGCGGGGTGGTCATTTCCCGCTCAGTTTTCCTGCGTTTTTTCGGTTCTGCACCTCGGTTTCAATGTTTAAGCCCCACAGTTCAATGATCTGCGGAAGCACCTGATAAATACTGAAAGTGTTGAAATCTTCCAGCCATTCCTCCGGGGTGTCAGGAATATTGGGGTCGGCGTGTTTCGCCATCACATAAGCGATGTTTTCAAAAAGCTCCAAAGAGAAAGTATCCAGCATGGAGCCTTCCTCTGTGCTGTTATCCACCGCTTTTTCCAAAGACGCGAGGTCTTTATAAATGTCCCTGCGGAACTTGATTCTGTAGAGACGTGGGATGGCGGCAGAGGCCCTGAACAGAACCTCTTTGCCGTCGATCTCGATTTTCTTCGTAATAGCCATAGACGCTTCCTCCTTATTATTCGTCAGTAACGGTCAGCGTCAGGACAGCGGTATTGCCGGTCGTTCTGCCCGCATCGGTGAGGGTAACCGTGTACTGCACATCGGTTCTGGTTTCCGAATTGGTAGTCAGCGTCAAGGTCGAACCGGAAATAGAAGCCTGCACCATGCCGGAAGTTTCGCCGTCAACGGTGACCGCAGCGGTAACAGTACCGAGCGCACCGGAGATAGTCGCAGTTCCGGTATTACCCTTCGCCACAGAAAGCGTGGTAGGAGTAACTCCGAAATCAGTATTCAGGGGAAGATACACAGACTCAAACCAGCCGTTATAAGCGGCTGCCGTAGTCGTATCGGAAGTTCTCGCCTTGACAAGACCACCCTCCAAAGGAGAAGCCTTGATGGTGAGCGTTTCAGTTTTAACCTCAATTTCCTCTTCGTTGGTCGCGGATTCGATAGAAGGTCTGCTTGCCGTGCAGTTGTAGAGGACGTGACGGATTTTGTGCTTATCCCCGTCAAACTCGAAAAGCAGAGCGAAGGGCGCAGTTTCCACCGTCGCATCTTCGACAAGGACAGCGTTTCCGTCCATGGTTTCCTTCAGAATCTGTGTCCTGAATTCCTCGGGGATCAGAGCAATTTCAAGGTCACCCTCATAGCCCTGATTGTTGGAAACGGTGTAATACGCATAGCCATCTGCGTAGAAGATAGACGGTTCGCCGTTGGGTTCCAAAGAGAGCGAAACAGCACCCGGCATCGGCACAGGTGTACCGAAGGTAGCCGTTCCGTTCGTGATGGTGAGCAGCGCAAAGTAGACGTTGCGCAGATTGTATTTCACTTTGTTTTTAGGCATTTTCTTTTACCTCCATAAAAAATGTGTAGAGAACCTCGTACAGCTTTTCGGAATCAATCCAGACTTCCGTTTTGTTGTAGAAAATACCGGCTTCATCCAGCACATTCTCTACAGCAAGTTCTGTATCAGGACTCTTGTAGTCGGTGTACAGTTCAATGTGTACTTCGTTGATTTTCTGGTACACTCTGCCGTCAGCGGAGAAGTTGTCGCTTCCCGGACAGAGATAGCAGATGAAAGGCGGGTCAGGTGCTTCGCCTTCCGCAAAATGGTCATACGCAAACGGTATGCCCGTCAGCTGCGAGAGCAGCAATACGATTTCTTCCATAGGCGTTATCCCTCCAGTGCCTTTCTGATTTCCTGTTCCAGTTCCTTTTCGGCATTCTCCTCAGCAGGAGCGATATGCACCTGCGCCGGAACTCTGCCGCCTCCGCGCTTGGCATGACCATGTTCCAGAAGGTGGGGCTGCCATGCTTCTTTTGAATAGACCGTGACCTGCAGCATATTTGCCGCTTCGCCGGTTACTTTCGTTGCCCAGCTCTTGGCATATCTGCTGGTACGCTTTGGGGCATTAGCGGAGATTTCCTGTTTGCAGTCCTTTCCGGCTTTTTTCACGGCTTCTTTCATTCCGTCTGTGGAGAGCTTTGCGTATTCTTCCAAGCCTTTCATGACGGCATCCGCAAGCCCGTCCACGGACACTCTTGTTCCCACCATGCCGTCACCTCCGCGCCTTCATGCACATGATCTTCACGGATTTCTTCTTGAAATTCATGTGGTCGATGCCGGTGATGTCGTAAAGCTCATCCCGGAACTGCACCCGGTATTCAGTTGAAGTGACCGCTGCAACCGCACTGCACCAACGGACGGTAAAAGCGATCTTTCCTTTTCCCACCCGCTGACCTGCGGTTTCCGCTTCGGAACTTACGGAACTTTCTTCTCCGCTGACCGTTGCATGGCAGGTATGGTAGTCTGTCCAGACTTCACGGTGATTGCCGACAGCGTCCACGGTAGGGACGTTCTTCTGAATCGTTATCTTTTCGTTCATTGCCGCTATATCCATCAGAATGCCGCCTTTCTCATTCCTTCGAGAATTGCACGAAGGTCAAGGGTGAGTTTCTTATGGTCGGCTTCTTCACGATGCTCATAGCAGTAGGCAATGGCGTACAAAAGAGCCAGGAGCGTTTTCTTATCCGTGGAATCGGTGTATTCCTGAACAGTCACACGGGCAATGTCCGCGCAGAGCGAAACAGACGATTCGATCAGACTGCCAATCAGCGTGTCATCCTCGTTATGGTCTACCCGGAGGTAGGTTTTTGCTTCTGCCAATGTATTCCTGCTTCACCTACGCCTCCACCTACCAGTATGACAAGGAAAACGAGGCGGCTACCACGACAGAGGAGCGGACCATCAACTTTGAAGTGCGGTATTGCACGGAGCTGAAGGATTTGGACAGCACACACTACCGGGTTGCTTTCCATGGCGATTCTTATGATATCCAGACTGTGGATTTCATGAACTACCAGAAGAAGACCATCCGCATCGTGTGCAAGCTTCAGAAGAAGGGAGGCGCAGCATGAGCAGGAGTATTTCCGTGGACGAGCTGGGAAGCGTGATAAACGAGGGTCTGGAGGAGTATGCGAACCTGACCTCAGAGAAGGTGAAGTCAGCAGTCCGCAAGTCCGCAAAGGCAGTGAAAGAGCAGATCAACAGCTCAGCTCCCGTCCGGACCGGCCGGTATGCAAAGAGCTGGAAGACCAAGACCACGGCTGAGAGCAGTAATATGCTGCAGCAGACCGTATACAGCCCGAACCGCTACATGCTGGCGCATCTTTTGGAGAAGGGACATGCCAAACGCGGCGGAGGACGGGTCCGGGCTATTCCGCATATCGCGCCTGCGGAGGAAATGGGTGAGGAGATG